CCGCTTAGACAGTTTTGCGATGGATGACCAATCCGCCGCCTTGCTTAGGGTCGTTACGCGGACTGACGCATACGAATGGCCGTAATGTCAATCAGAATAGTGGAGGATCGGGAATCTCGTCCGTGAGTTCCGACTGCTCCGCCATGTAGCTCTTGTAGCCGCAGAGTAGGCCAAGTTTATGTGGCTGGATGATCTTCGTCTTCGATATGAAGCCTCTGAATGTGTACGGACCGGGGAAAGTGCCGGTCATCAGCGCGTAGAAATCCACGCCGTCCGTCTTCCTGCCTTTGCGCGCATCGACCAGCAACTTCCCATTCTCGTACTTGGTCGTTTTGACATCGATGCGGAATCCCGGCGGAGGCGGGATAACCGCGTCGTAGAGCGGATGCGGAGGCTCGCGATTCGTATCCAAATCGGGATACACATTGAATAGCTTACAGAACGCTATCTCGCCGCACATTCCCTCCAGATCCACAGTCGCAGCGTCCTCCGAACTGATCTTCAAGTTCGCCTTGTTGAAATGACGGTTATTTCCGTTTCGATTCCTAGCGACGAAGTGGGCCAATTTCCTCTCAGCGGTGGTTAAAGATACAGTTTGACCAATTTTGATTTTATTTAGCATGGTCAAAAAGGTGGAAAATTTTTGAGGGGGGTATCGTAAACGAAGCCCACCCGCAAAGGGGGCCGGCCCTCCGCCAGTCTGCCGCCGATTCTGCCGCCGGAAAAGGATTCTTTAGCGTCCCGATAGACTTTCTGTCCATTAGTTTAACTTATCCTGATTATAAGTCACCTAGTGCGGTACAATCACTGTTATATTCACTTCGTTTCGGATTCGTTCGTGACGCTCACTTCGAATGCGCGGTCCGGCATAGAACCAAGCAAGTTAATCGAAACGGACGCTTGTTCCCCTTGTTCGCTCCAGCCAAACACAAGCGCGGAACGCTTTGCCACACTGCCTAGAATCGATTCCCTGACCGATTCATCCTTTATCCCGTCCAACGAATAGCCTTCGATGCGTTCCAAAGTACTAGCAGCGTCGGCGGCAAGCTTGTTTCGGACCAAAGCGGACAGGCTTTCTAGGGATTGAATCTCTTTAGAAGAGATTGTGTCCCTCATCCCCTTCCTAAACTTCGTCCAATCCTCCCGTGAGGCCTTGCTCATGAGCGTTGATTGATTTAGTCCCGTTTCGTCTGAAATCGCTTTCCATGACTTACCCGCCAGATACAGCGTCTTAGCCTTTTCCCATTGCTTCTCTTTCACGCCAAGTACCTTGCAATCCAAGGTAGCCTTTCGCAAGGCCTGTCTTCCCAATCCTGACACTGTCTACTTTGAATCCTGACACTGTCTAAACCACGCATTTCCCCCGTAAAACCAGGCCTTTTCCCCCTTCCTAAAAATATTTTTACTTTTCTTTTGACTCCCGTTTCCGTCCGCCCTAAGGTGTCCGCCATGAAAAGCACCCTGCGTCAAAAAATCCTTAGCCTAGCCTTTCAGGCCTTGGCATATGCTGTCGTTTCCTACGTTTTCTTCCTGATTTTCTTCCGCTCTCAATTCTAAATCTCAGCCAATCAAATCCATGAAAGTCCACCTCACCCTAGTCTCTTCCAACGCGAAAACCGGACCAATTCCGGTGTCCACTTCGTCCGCTTGCACTTGTTCCGACGCTTGCCCTTTCAAAGCGAACGGTTGCTATGCGGACAGCGGACCTTTGAAGCTTCACTGGTCAAAAGTTACAAGCGGACAGCGCGGTTTTGATTGGTCCGCTTTCCTTGCTAAGGTCCGCACTTTTCCGGCCGGACAATTGTGGCGGCATAATCAGGCCGGAGATTTGCCCGGTGTCGGAGACAAGGTTGACGCCAAGGCCTTGCGAGAACTGGCGGACGCCAACGTTGGCAAGCGCGGTTTTACCTATACCCATAAACCGCTTTCGCTTGGAAACCTGTCCGCAATTCGGTCCGCGAACAAGCGCGGTTTTGTTGTCAACCTGTCCGCCAATTCGGTGTCGCATGCCGACAGACTGGCCAAGACAGGCCTTCCGGTTGCTGCCGTGGTTCCACAGGACAGTCCGGATCGTTTCACTACACCGGAAGGCAACCGCGTAGTTGTCTGCCCTGCGCAGCGCGTTGAAGGCCTTTCATGCGACAAATGCAGACTTTGCGCGAAAGGCAACCGTGGGTTTATCGTGGGTTTTAAACCACACGGCGCGTCATCCAAAGCGGTAAATCAAATCGCGAGCAATTGACGGTTCGTGCCGGACCGTGCGAAAGCGCGGTTCGTGACGTGCCTTCAATCTCAATCAAACCGCATCAAATCCAATAAATCCAATGACCAACAAATACCCCGGACAGTGCGTCCAATGCCATGAATACGTGCCTTCAGGACTCGGCACCGTCTCAAAACGCGGACGCGCGTGGCGCATTGACTGCAACGCATGCACCGGACGCATGCCAGAAGACTCTGGACTTGTGTGCATCCGCACTTCATCCGGCTGGACTGGCACTAGAAACGCGCGCGGACGCTGCGAAGACGCGCCATGCTGCGGTTGCTGCACTTTCTAAACCTAGAACTCCGCACCTATTCAATCCATGAAACTCGTCGAATTCCTACGCATGCGCGCCTTTGAGGATCCTTTCGTCCTTGCCAATGAGCGTTGGCAATATGTGACGGTCCGCAGACCGGACGGATCCGAGGATATCGGTGTCTACCGATTCTCCACGGACTTGTGCCACGACTACGCGGACTTTCGCGCGCTGTTCAACCTCAAATAAAAACCCATATGGCATCCATTCAACGTATCGAAAACGCGGTAAATAACCTCATCAACGGCAATCTATCGGATGCGCGCCGGTCCGCGCGCGGACTGAGCTATTCCGAGATTTTCAATTGGCTGACCTATTCTGTCGGCTGGTCAGAAAACCGTTCGCGCGCGTGTGCGGACTATCTTAAAAACCGCATCGATTTTCAGGCCTATTGCAACGCGGACCGCTGACCTCTCCTCCGCGCGCTATCGCTCACCTGGTAGCGCGAAAGGGTAGGCCACCTATCCGCAACCAATCCAATCCAAAGCATGAAAACCATTCACCAAGTCATTCAAGAAATCCAATTCTTCGACCCCGCAATCCGCGCATTTGACGCGCATGATCTGCCGCAATCCGTCCGCGCGTACCTGCACCGCAACTATTCCATGGACGCGCGCCTGACGGATGAGGAACAACAGCTAGTCGAAACATCGTTTGAACCGTTCGCGGACAATCTGCGCGAAGCATTTCAGGACGACCCTCGCCCTGACGCAACTCGCTTCTATCTGTTCGACGACCTCAGCCTTTACGTCCGCAGCAATGCCGGACCGGAACTCTGGGCCGACGCGCAAGTGTTCGTCGTCGAACGCATCCTGCCCCAAATGCGCCTTTCGCGCCTGGAAGCGGACTTGATGCGCGAAATCGGCATGGACGATCAGGTTAACGAGGTCCGCGACGACTTTTTCTCCGCCTTCGCGCATATTCTCCATCGCGACTGCGGCATTCCGCACTGCGACGCGCGCGAGCATTGGAACGCCTTTTCCCGACAACTGTCGGACTCCGCGTGCGAGTCAATCGTCCTGGGTGGCGGCGAGTCTGGCCGCGCGGAAGGCCTTCGTTTCGCGTCGGAATACACTGTCAACGCCTGAAATGCCATGAAAACCCATACCCCCGGCCCTTGGCTGGTTAATTTCGAGCAAAACAAGTTCGATTCTAGGCGTTCGAAAGTTCAAGTCGTTGACGGTAGTTCCGCCTCTTTAAACAATGGCGGATTGCCACTGGTTTTGGCCAACGTCAATGCAATGCCGTTCAATGACGAAAGTGTACCGCTTGCAAACGCTCACTTAATTGCCTCCGCCCCCGATCTTCTCTCCGCGCTTGAACGCCTGGTTCACCCAATGGCCGACGACGAAGACCTAGACTACGCGCGCGACATCATCGCCAAAGCGAAAGGTTTGCAATGAGTACGATTGAGATTTTATGCGAGATGGTGCGGCTGCATGATCTTGGCATCAGGCCGCAGGTTGTGCGCGGAATGTGGCGCGAGGAGAAGGAATGGGAGTTTGCGATTGAGCAGGCTCGCCAGCGTGTACGCGAGTGGAACAATCTTACCAAGGATCTTAAATCGAACGAATAAACCTTATTCACGCATGCATCCATTGCTCTTATCCGCCCTCATTCAGGTCGAATCGAACGGAAACGACCAAGCGCGCGGCAAACACGGCGAACTCGGCGCGCTTCAAATCAAATCGATCATGGTCCGCGACGTGAATCGGATCATGGGAACGCATTACGCGCACAACCAAGTCACGAATCGCGCTGTCTCAATCTTCATCGCGGAGTCCTATTTCTCGCATTACGG